GGGATACACCCCTAAAAAAATCGCACCAGTGCCAATGGGGAAAATTTTGAAAAGTCCTATACGTAGAACCTCTCAGATTTTTATTTCAAATTATTTCTTGGGTCTAAAATTTCTTTAAACCTATCGGCAAAGCTATAATCCACCACATGTTCCATAAATTCTTCTGTATGATTGAGTATGAACGTCCTACCCATACGTTTATCGGCATGTAGGTCTTTGGGTTTCTTTGTCTCTACTAAATCTATACCCATTTTTTCTAGTTCAAGAACAATATCTTTAGGAAATGTCTCTGTTTTTGGTTTATAGTCTTTAATTAGAGATTTAAGATATATAACTTTATTATTCATTATAGTTCAGAAACAAAAGGAGAAACGAAAGGTATCATCAATAGCTTTTTACAAAAGTGTGATGATGTTGATGTCTTTCTTAGCTTTTATAGACTTATAGTTTAAACTATAGTCAATACTACAGTAGTGGAACTTTATTAAAAATCATCAATTAAGCAGACTATAGTTAAAACCTGTAGTTAAAACCTGTAGTTAAAACCTATGGATTACTGGCGGTCTAGTCAGTCTCCCAACTAGACCTACCCCCCCTACAGTGCTATAGATGTATGTGGGATAAGTTATAGCTTAATCCAAGAGTTCTCAGTATGAGTACCCCAGTATTTATCTAATTCAGCAGTCATTCTCTCATCTTTTCGCTGTTCGTAAGCTAAATCTTGGTCTTTAACCAAATGTTGTAACCAATAGGCACAAGCCATTTGTAAAGCATCAATTCTATCGTCTTGATTTAGAGTGTTTGCTCCTTTTTGAAGACGAGATATTTGATAAAATAACTGGTAACGCAGAGCATGTTCAGGACTATATAATGAATTAGTTAATTCATAATCCCTTTTGATTACTTCTGCATCTACTATAATTCTGTGTTGAGATATTAAAGGTTCTAGTGTGTCTAAAATTCTTCTATGTTTATTAGTCGTTTGTCTTATTAATTCTGTAGTGCATTTATAATTTTTTATTAAATAAGGTTTTAATAAAACTTCAAACATTCCTTGACCGAAATTGTCTTCTATTAAAATCTTATTTACTTTATGTTTTTTTGCTATTTGAGTTAGTTTATTTAAAACATGTTCTGTATAACCTGCTGAAAATCCACCTGCATCTAAAACATAAATATTTCCATTTAATAAACCTGTAACGACATAACTGGTTTCATTTGAACCTTTTCCTGATGGGTCAATAGCCATAACCTTAGAAATATAAGGAAGCCATTCTCCTTGTATCTGCATGGGTCTGTAATAACTGTCTCCTTGTAAACCAACATTAGGTAAATCATCATGTCTTAATTCAGGACTACTTGCCCAGACTACCTTTTCAGGTGCATCATTTAAATTACATGTCATCACACACAAATCGGATAGCTTTAAAGGATATTTGTTTAAATCATTTAAAGTGGTATCCAACATGTACTGCATGTTAAATCCTAAACGACCATAACTGGCTTCCCTAGCTAATAAATCTTTATCATCAAATCTTGTTTCATCTGTAGGTTTACCAATTAAGTCGTGTGTCCAAGTATTATTAATTACAGGTGCTAAATTAGAACCATAACTTTTTAATTGCTGTTCACTTGGATACCTAGCTGTCCAGTATTGAACCTTGTAACCTCTTTCTTGTAATTTATTGTAGATACTTTGTTCAACCTGTGGAGTTCCTAAAAAAACTATTCGTGATGTTTTTGGTTTTATGACTGCTTCAAACTCTTTTATACTTTCGGAGAGCTTGTCTCTCATCAATTGTGTTTGAGTATTTCCTGAAGTTTCAACATCATCTGCAATTAAAATATCTGCTCTAGACCCAGTAATTTGAGAATTTATTCCCAAACTTTTTACACTTGGTTGATGTGAAGCCAACGCAGGAGCAACGTCAAAAGAAATTTTACTCTGGCGTTGTGTCTCCTTAGGATAAAGATGCTCTAATATTGGCATCTCTTGTAGTAGTCTTAAACAAAACGTACTAAAATCATCTGCTCTATTCTTAGAAGCTGAAACTACTAATATGTTGATTTGGGGGTCTAATAAAAGTCTCCACAATACATAAGCTGAAGTAATCCATGATTTTCCACAACCCCTGTAAGCACTTATAATTATTCTTGAACTTCCAGTAGCTAAATAATTAGCTAATGAATATTGAATTGGTGTTGGTTCAGGTAACTTTAAATGTTTCCAAGTAATGTATAGAAAGTTTCTAAAATCTTTTAATTTTTCGTGCATAATTTTATTTTTAAAAAGTTCAAAAAATGACGACATCACTTTTTATTACAACGTCATTAAATAATTATTTGAAGTGGCAGTCGTCTACTTTTCAACAAAGTGGAAAAAAATTTCACTCAAAAATGCAAAAAAGCATTTTCTTTCATCTTATACATATTGCTAATCAATAAAAATTTTTTGCCTTAATCCATTTTACTTGCTCGTTGACGATTTCAAAAAAGTGCCTGTGGTAAAATAGTAATAGTAGAAAAAATATTTGTAATTAATTTGGGATTAAATATTTGGACTACTTAGTTCTTTCAAATCGTGAATAAGGGTCGCAACAAAGGAGATGCATATGAGTGCAACTTTTAGTAAAGCTAAAGGTTATGAAGTTTGGCAAAGACCAAAACTTTTTTATACCTTTAATTTCAATGAAGTATATCGAGTTAAACTTTATGGTTATCAATATACCAAAAAAGGAAACTTCTATATATATCAAAAACAAGGTCACATGCGTTTACATGGTAGCAAGACCAAGATTAAAAAAACTTGGATTTCAGCTAAACCAAACGAATATGACCAAGACAAATCTTTTATAATTCAGTCTGCGATTGAGTATAAAAGAAAAATAATTCGGGAACGAATTGATAAAACTCAAAAAACTATTGATAACATTCCTGAATACACTAAACAGCTTCACGAAAAAAAAGCTGAGTTAGAAAAAGTTCTCCAAAAAGTTTCGGTTGAAACTTATGACTTTGAGTTATGGAGAAAAGATATAATTGAACACAGTTCTAAACCATTGAAAATCTCTGACAGGATTGAAGCTGATGGTGCAGTTACTAGTGTTCACTTTTAATTAACCTGACCTTTATTCACGAATAGTTAAAATTAGTTAGTTTTGACAGGATTTTTTCGTTTTTCTGCAAAAGGCATTTCATCTATTAATTTTTGTAATGGAGAGTTATCTACTGGCAAACTTTCAATTCCATTATCCTTTAAAAACTGACGTGCCACGTTCAAATCTGATGCTTTAACATCTTTTTCTTTAATTCTGTCTAGCAACCTTTCAGCTAATCTTGTGTGAAGTTCTTTTAACATTTCGTCTTGCATTTTTATCTAATATTAGTTCTTACACTGTCTATAAAATTGTAAACACGACCAAACTGCTTATCTATATTCATCAATTCATTTTGCATCATGCTTACTATTGTTTGTATTTCAATTAATGTGATTAATACCCATGTACTTAAACCCATTAAAATAGTCCCCAATAATCCAATTAAAACTGTGTTAGTTTTCCTTGTCATTATTATTTCTATTACTTTTGTTCCATCTTTTATTCCATGCCCAAACAGAAATTTTTGAACTAACTGTTTCTATAATTCCTAATAAGAAATCTTTTATTCTTCCCATTAAAGACTAAAAAGAATTACAGCTACTATTAAAATTACAACAAGTTTAGTTTTATAACCTGTCTTATTCCAAAGAGTTTTTGCTTTTTCCCACATATCAGGTAGTGTCATTTATTATTTACCACTTGGAAATTCAAACCAAATATCATTCCAGAAATCCTTATAAAATTTCTGTACTTGCCCAGTGTATTTATCAACACTAGCTTTCCAGTCTTTATAAGTTGGAAATTTTAATTCAAAATTAAACATATTTATCTCCTTTTATTATTTATTAAGGTCTAACTGTTAAACCTTACGTGTGTATTAAGTCACAACCCTATTGACAACCTTCACAATCACTGGTGTCATCAATTACTAAACCGCTATTATTTTCGTAACTTGCATCTTCATTTCTATCTTGTTGGCATTTACATTCTGCACAAATACAATCTGAAAGAAGTCTGTGTTCTCTTTTGTCAAGAACGCAATGACAAGTATGTCCACATTGTTTACAAGCTCTTTCTGTCATTTGATGTAGTTCCAACCCCAAATAAATACTCCAATAAATCCTGCTAAGAACATTAGAACTGAAATAGTTCCTTTAGATTTATTCATAAATGCCTTTAAATCATTAATGTCTTTTCGTTGTTGCTTTATTTCATACAGAATTAAATCCATCTTTTCTTTTGTTGCATTTAAACAATTACAAGTTTTTCTTTTAGATTGCTTTTTCATTTTCCTTTTTAGGTTTAGGTTCTATTTTTCTATCCACATGCACATTTAGCAACATGCAAT